CTCAGATAGCACGACAGCAACTGGCCTAAAATGGACAGCAGTAGTAACAGACCCTAATCCAAGTATCTTTATGCTGATGGGAGCGTAAACAATGGCAACAACATATAAAGTCCTTGGGCAAACAAACCCATCGGCTACAACAGCAACAACTTTGTACACTGTACCTAGTGCTACAAATACAATCGTAGCAACAATATCGGTATGTAATCAAGCATCAGGTGCTGGTACATATAGAATTGCTGTACGACCAGCAGGAGAAACATTGGCTGCAAAGCATTACATTGTTTATGATGCAACACTTCCTGGTACAAGTACAGACACAATTACAATTGGTCTTACACTAGCAGCAACAGATGTTGTTACAGTGTATGCATCATTAGCAAACTTCTCATTTAATGCTTATGGAAGCGAGATAGCATAATGGCAATTAGCAGAGTACCAGGAACATCTGGAATTCAAGAAACACTAATCAATGCAAAGGGTGACCTTATTGTAGGTACTGCTGATAATACAGCAGGACTATTAACACTTGGTTCAAATAATGCAGTTTTGACTGTTGATACATCAACATCATCAGGCATGAAGTGGACAGCAGTAGATATATCAGCAATCGAAATCATGTCCTATATGGGCGCTTACTAAGAAAAGGAAGTAGTAAATAATGGCTACAACAACTAAAGTGCTTGCTCGCACAGCAGCAGCAACATCATCAACAACTCTATACACAACTCCATCTGCAACAACAACAATTGTAACTAATATTGCAATTACAAATACAGCAGCAACTGCAGCAACTTACACGCTAGCATTGGGTGGAGTTGCATTTGCAACAACTTCTGCAATTGCACCAAACGATACAATTGTAATTGATGCTAAGCAGGTGCTAGTTGCAACAAATACAATTACTGGACTTGCATCAGCAACTTCAGTTAACTTTCACATCTGCGGAGTGGAGATTGCGTAATGGGAGCAACAGTAAGAAGTCTTAGGTCTGGCTCACAGTCAGGCAATTTATTTGCTAATAACCCTGCTACTATTGAAGTTTTAATGGTTGGTGGCGGAGGCGCAGGTGGAGCCAGCCCTTCAACCGCTCAGTTTAGTGGCACACATGGCGGTGGCTCGGGTGGTTTAGTTTACGAGCCAAAACTTTTAACCTCATTAGGTGCATATACTATTACTATTGGAGCAGGCGGTACCACTCCATCTTCATTAACTAGTGGTAATCAAGCAGGCAATGTTGGAAACAACACAACATTTGGAAGTTTGTTAACAGCATTTGCTGGTGGTGGAGTATCTACTGATGGATATACTTCTGGTTCTCTTTATGGTGGAGGTTCAGAAGGTGGACACGAATCTTTAATTCCTGCTATTTGGAATGGTGGTGGTGGAAGCCGCTCTCAGGGAAATACTATTAACCAAAGAGGTTCTACAAATAGTGCGGCTATAGGCGGTGGAGGAGTATACGGTCCTTCACAGCAAGATGGTGGTAGCGGACAATTTCAAGGTGGCTTTGGTGGAGCAGGAACTAGCGAATTTGATACTTGGCATTCAGCAACCACAACTGGTGAATCCGTAACAGGTCGTCGCTATATTGGTGGTGGCGGCGGTGGTGGACACGCTACATATTATGGAACTCCATATAACCGAAATAATGGCGGTGTTGGTGGTGGCGGTATGGGCGGATATGGTACTGGAACTAACGCAACTGCAGGTTTAGCAAACACAGGAGCAGGTGGTGGTGGCGGAGGTTCAAATGGAACTAATGGTTCACTAGGAGGAAACGGAGGTTCTGGTTTGTGTATTATTAGATATTTAACTGGAACAATAGCAGCCACTGGTGGAACTGAAGTTACATCTGGAGGATACAAATATCACACATTCACCTCTAGTGGCACATGGACAAGGACAGCATAATGGCACACTTTGCGCAAATTGACGAAAACAATAAAGTAATACAAGTTGTTGTTACTGACAACAATCATCCAGATGGTGATGAAGGACATCAATGGTTAGTTGACAACCTTGGTGGCACATGGATTAAAACATCATATAATGGCAATATTAGAGGTCGTTTTGCTGGAGTTGGTATGACCTATGATGCTGTTAAAGATAAGTTTATTCCAGCCAAACCGTTTCCATCTTGGATTTGGTCAGATGAAGAAGATAGTTGGACACCTCCTATTACAAGACCACAAGAAATAGAAGATACAACAATCTTTTGGAATGAAGAACTTCAATCTTGGCAACGTATCAATCGTATTACACGTACTTTAGTAGAATAACTATTTGTATGATTTCCTATGCCAGTATTGGTTTTTATAGGAGTTCATTTTTCTTAATTTCTTGTTCATTATATTTTTTAACAGAAGAAACCCAGTTATCTCTTTTGATTGGAATGTACTGAACAATAGGAGTACCAGTTTCAATTATACCTTCCCAACCATTCTTTATAAAAAACGGAAGTTGTATAGTTAATGGAAATACATCGGCATCAACAATGCCAGTAATTAACTGAAATGGTGCATCAAATCTATTGCTAGGTTGAATACACAACAATGAGTACCCAGAAGGTAGAGTTATAGTCCATTCACATGTAAACTTAATTACAAATGGGCTATAACCTTCTGGGGTTGGAACTCCTTGATGTTGTTCTAAGTTATGAAAACTAATTGGTTCTCTATTAGAACGCCAATTAAATATTGGCACAATTCCATCTGGTGACCAAGAAACAATAATATCTTCACTAAGAGTTAAAGTATAACCAGCAGTCATTGCATCTAAAAATGGCATACAGGCTTTAACAGTACGATTGTTTCTGCCCTCAGTAAGATGGAACTTTCCATCACCATACAAAGGTTTTATATCTTTATACCATTGAGGTATTAAAGAAACCGATGGCACTGGATGTTTATCAAAGTTTTGAGCCTCTAGCGTTGTTGGCGTAAATACAATTTTTTGAGTCATCTTATACCTTTCCTAGGTGTAATAAGCATATCATATATAAAACAACAAGGAGCAATATGACTAAAGCCCGTGACCTAGCCAATGCTAGTACAGCCCTATCTGCAGTATCTGCTACGGAACTGGGCTATCTTGATGGCGTAACTTCTGCTGTCCAGACTCAGATGGATGCTAAAGCACCATCATCTACTGCAGTTACATTAACTGGTACTCAGACTCTTACTAATAAGACACTGACTAGCCCTGCGCTAACTACACCAACCATTAGCACAGCAACAACTAATGGAGATATTTTATACGGAACAGGCTCTGGTGCTTTGGCTCGTTTAGGTATTGGTACTACTGGTCAGGTATTAAATGTGGCTTCTGGTGTGCCTGCTTGGGCTACGGCTGCAAGTGGTGGATATACACAATTAGCAACTGGTTCACTTTCAGGTTCATCAATTTCATTAACTTCAATTAGCCAAGATTACAAAGACCTTGTTTTGTATTTACAAAATACTGCTTTATCTTCAGGCGCAGGGTTAAGATTTACTTTTAATAGTAATACAAATGCTTATTATGGTTATACTTATATTCAAAATGGAACAGTAACTGGTTCAGGTTCGTCAGGTTTGGCTTATGGTTATCTTGGAGATTTTCCAGGTTATCAAGACTCAACAAGCGTAACTATGAGGATTCCAAATTATACTTATGCTAACAGTCGGCCACACTACTTTGCTCACGGTGGACAATATCCATCAAATGCTGGAGCAATGGCTATTATGATATTTGGTTCAATTAATAATGGAACAGCAGTTACTTCACTTCAATTATTCCCATCAACAGGAACATTTTCTAACGGAACTTACTACCTATTTGGAGTTAAATAATGACTAATCCAACAATTAAAATACACAATGTTGAAACTAATGAGGTCATTGAAAGAGAAATGACAGCAGAAGAAATTGCTTGGCTAGAGTCAACAAAAGCAATTCCAGAACCAACAGAAGAAGAACTTGCAAAAGCAGCAACTAAAGCAGCCCTACTTGCCCGTCTTGGTATGACTGCAGACGAAGCCAAGTTACTTCTTTCGTAACAATTATCCCTAAGCATGGATACAAACTGCTCAACTAATTTTTTTCTGACTTAAGGAGATACGGTGGCTGGTAGAGATTTAACAGATGGTAGAGCCGAACGCTCTATTGCCGTAGACGTAGGTGTAGTTTCTTCTACATCTATCTGGCAGAACACTGACATAGCCTATGACATTGCTATTGGTGGACTACCTTTTATTCTAGCCACAAATAATGAACGTCCCTATGGCCGTAAGACTGCACCGTTTAAGAAAGAACAGTTTGATTCTACTACCGAACCAGGTGAGCAATCACTTACTGGTTGGTGGATTCGCTCACAGATGTCTTTTCATAGTGGTTCTGGTATTAACTTCTTTGACCCTGCAACTAACGATGAGAATGGACACTATCGTTTTGGAGACAGTAGAAATATAGATGTATGGACTAAAGGACAGGCTACTTTACTTAAAGAGACAGCCAATATGTCTGGTGTTACTACTGGTACTTATAAAATTATTTCTGGAGTATCTACAACAACTGATGTAGTAGTTGGATATATTCCTGGTTCTACTACAATTAAATCTTTTCAAGCAAATGGAACAGTAGTAACAACATATGCTCCTACTAACCTTGGTAATATTTTAGATGGTGCTGTATGTACAGATGGCACAAGATTATTTATAGCAGACAATGACCATATTTATGTTGGTCCTCTTAACGCAGCCTCTGCTGGATGGACCGAGTACTACGCAACTGGCACACGTGCCACACTTGCTTGGGTTAAGCAACGCCTTGTTGGCGCTGTTACTAATTCTATCTATGAATTAACTGGTGCTACTGGTAGCGCACTTGCACTACCTACACCGCTATACACACATCCTAATACTGCTTGGATATGGTCATCTATTTCTGAAGGTGGTTCTGCTGTCTATGCTGCAGGTTATGCTGGTGGTAACTCGGCTATTTATAAGTTTACATTAAGTACTGGTGGTGCCATGCCTACGCTTACATCAGGTGTTATTGCAGCACAATTACCAATTGGTGAGTATGTAAATAAGATTGAATACTATCTTGGCTACTTAATAATTGGCACTAACAAGGGCGTACGCGCAGCAGAAATTTCAGACCAAGATGGTTCTATTAATTACGGTCCATTAATTATTGAAGAGTCTAATGGCGTTTACGATTTTGCATTTAGAGATAAGTTTGTATGGGTTACTGGTTCTATTGGCGGATATGCTGGTTTATATCGTATTGATTTAAGTAATGAAATTGAAACATTACGTTTTGCTTATGCAACAGATACCTATCTTGATAGCGTTTCTGGTTATGCTACAAGTGTAGATTTTATAGGTAACTCTGGACAGATAGCATTTACTACTTCTGGTAGCAATGGTATTGCTGTTCAATCTGCCACAGTCTTATCAACAACTGGCTATCTAACTACAGGTAACATTAGATACGGAACCCTTGAGCCTAAAAACTTTAAGCGTTTACTTGCTCGGGGTAATTTTACGTTTGGTTCTATGACATTAGAAACTGTAGATTCAGATGGCAATGAGTATGACCACATCTCCTATGACTCAGCAGTACCGCCAGTGGAGGTTACAACCTCCAACCCACCAACGGCTCAGGAATATGTAGCCTATAAGTTTATTATGTACCGCGATGCTACAGATAGTACTAAAGGTCCAACCTTTAAGGGCTATCAGGCAAAGGCAACTATTGCTACACCACGACAAAGACTTATTAGTCAGTATGTATATTGTTTTGATGAAGAAACAGATAGGAATAATTCTCGTACTGGTTATTCAGGACGGGCATATGACCGTGTAGTTGCTTTAGAATCCATTGAAGAAAATGGTGACATAGTTACATGGCAAGATTTAAATACTGGCGAAAGTCGCCAAGTCCAAATCATTGGTATTAGTTTGGTGAACACTACTCCACCAGATAAAAACTCTACTGGATTTGGTGGAATATTAGAGATTGTGGTGAGTACAGTATAATGACTACGGCACAGTGGCTTGGTATAGCCATATCTGTTTGCACTCTTGTGGCTGCTTTTGCTACCTCTGTTAGATGGTTAGTCAAGCATTACTTGTATGAACTTAAACCAAATGCTGGCTCAAGCCTAAAAGATTCTGTCACAAGACTAGAGGCTAAGGTAGAAATTCTTTATCAGATGATGTTAAACAAGGGGAGAGATGAATGAAGTCTGTAGTCAAGAAAGCCACACCTGCCGCTATTGCTGTCCTTCGACAAGCCACAGCGATAGCGCCATTGCGTATGAAAGCATCGGATGGACTTCTTCCGTCCAACGCTCATTTGAAACAGAGTCCAACCAGCGACCATAACACTGGTTATGCGGTTGACTTAACGCATGACCCTAAGAATGGAATTGATTGTGTTGACATTTTTGAAAAACTTAAAGAAGATAAGCGTGTTAAGTACCTTATTTTCAAGGGACAAATCTGGTCTAAAGAAAAGTCCAAGTTGGGAAACAGACGGTACACTGGGACTAATGCTCATAATAAGCATCTACATATTTCTATTGAGTCTACTATGGGTTCCGATACTTCTCCATGGTTTTGGTGGTTGAATCAACCTAAGACTCTTAATCAGGTTATTGCTAGTTTGACTACAGTACCTGCAAAGAAAGCATATAAGACTGAAGTTTGTACCTGTTGCAAAGTGCACGGGGCAAAGCAATAATAGGAGGAAATAATGGAACAATTTAAGCAACTCGGACTGACATGGTTCCGTGCCGCAGCATCTGCTGCGATTGCACTGTACCTTGCTGGTGAGACAGACCTTAAGACTCTTGGCGCTGCAGCCCTTGCAGGCTTTGCTGGACCACTACTTAAGTGGCTAGACCCATCTGCTACATCCTTTGGACGTGGTTCAAAGTAATGATTTAAGGGGCCTAGCAGCCCCATAGACACAAGAAACCCCCAGAACTGGTATCTCTACCAGAACTGGGGGTCTTTTGTCATTTACTGAGCGTACTTAATATATCTTCAACCTTAATAAGGTAACCCTTACTAGGGTTGGGAGGTATGTTGCAAGTAATGGCTCTTCCCCGTGCCGTTACTGCTTGTTTTAATACCTCCGTTGGCACTATCAAGGTTGCCCCCTCCAACACGAATGCCCAGTATGCAGCCTTAGTGCTGGACAACCCTGATAGATACCAATTCTCGTTGTTATGTGACCAGCAAACTGTTTCTATATATAGGTTGCCAGTATCTTTCCATTGCAAATCTGTCTTTACTTCTACTGTACTACCACCTGTTAGTAGTTGTTCTACTAATCCTTCTCCTGCTTGACCAACCGCTAAGTCTAAATCAAAGTCTGATAGTTTGCTCATGGGTATCCTAAGTATAGTGGCTTGACCGTAATCTTTAATTTCTTTCTTAGTACCCTGCGTTGGAACTCTGTTGTTCCACCCCAGTATCCAAATACACCATTCTTAAGTGAGTAATCTAAACACTGTTGTTTTACTTCACAGTTGTTACAGATTTTACTAAGCCTATTAACATCTCTATATGTAGAACTACCTTCTGGTACAAAGAACTCCTCTGAGTCTACACTTCTACAATTAGGTGTGCCTTGCCAGTCTGGATACTCCATTAGAACTCAAATGCTAAATACCAAAAACCAAGTTCTAAACTTACATAATATTTACATACATTAAAGCCTAACCCAAATCCTGAGTTACGACCAAATGTTAACCACTTATTCCTACCTACTTTTTTTGCTGCCATTCTATCCTCCTGTTGAGTAGAAGCCTGAACCATTGAACTTGACTGCTGGTGCTGACCATATACGCTGCATTCTTTCACCACAAGTTGAGCAGGCTGGGGGTATATTTTCATTTACTTCGATTACATCTGAACAACAAGTACATTTAAAATCAAAGAGTGGCATTAGTAATTGTCCTCGTTCTTTGGGTAAGGGAGTGTGACCATTGACCCACAGTTAGTGCACTCTCCATCAAGGAAATAAAAGCATATCTCACCCTCGTCAAATGCAACAAGCGCATGAAATACATCCCCTCCACATATGCAAACATCTCCAATAGATTCTCCTCGCAAATCCATAGCGTGTGAGTAATCCGTTGGGTGTAATAACTCTCTGATTTCTTTAACATTATCACTCTCCTGATTCGTCATCATCTGCCTCTACTAAAGTATCTTCTTCAATGTATGGCCTTTGCCCGCCGATGTTCCTAATCAAACTACTGATTGCCCGCTTTACTTTCATCCGTGCACCATCTGCTGTGGTAGATAGTTCATCTGCTAAGTCACTCCACTCAACATTTTCTGCTGAGTATTTAATACGAAGCACATTTTGTTTTGCATCTGATAATCTGTAGTAAGCAGTGGCTATATCTGAACGCAGCACTAGCCAGTTATTAGTATCGTTGCTCTCACCTTTAGAAAATTTGTAGTTTAAATCTTTAATTGCTACTGGAATCTCATATGATTCTGCAATGATGGATGGTAAGAAAGCCTCAATGACTGATGGGTTGTAGTAATACAAGTCAAGTATTTCATACCCAATCTTTCTAGCCTTTTCTTTTTCGCAGTACTTGATGGCTGCATTGCGTAGAGACCTGGCTATTAACTTATCTTTATCTTTCTGTTCTAACTCTGACCACTCTTTGTATTTTTGGGGATGAGAAACAAACCACAACCACAGTACTTGTTTTATATCTGACTGCTCAGTTATAGGGTACTTGCGGTGGTACTCAACAGCAAGGGCTGCTACCATGGTTTCGTAGTCATCTAAATACATTAGATTATTTCATGCCTTCCCACTGTCCTCTTTGCACCAATAGTCCGATTATTGCATAGTTTGCTAAGTCAATGAGGGAATCCTGTATAGATTCGTAGTTGGGCGTGTCGTTTTTTTTATAGTAAAGATTCTCTAACCGTTCCATCTTGTCATGCATACGGACAAGCAAGCCATTCATTGCCCCGCCTGGGGCATTGGATATATTTAACGGCCCATAGTCTGCATGTTTACGTATCATAATAACACGCAGTTCTTTTAGAATATCCTCAAAGTCATTCGGGTCTTTCACTGAGTATCTCCTTAGTTTCAGTGTCGAAGTTGTACATTGCTTCCGCTACTAATAGTTCTTCAATGGTCTCATTACCATTGCCTGTAACTGATGCCACTATAACTGTGGCTATCATGGTCAGCATTTTATGTGCCATTACTGGGTCTTTTGGAATCATATCTGCCACATCACCTAGTGCATTGAGTAAGTCAAGCCCTTGCCTATCTGATATAGGTAAACCTATAAGCCGTGGATGGTCTTTAATAAAATTCCATACATTATCTTCATTTGACATTGAGGCACTTGGCGATTCGTTCATTGATAAAGTCTACTCCTTCTTTATGCACGATACTGTTTACATCGTGGCCTTCTGGCATTTGAATTATATTTACATTGCCTAACTCTTTACCTATTTTCTTACCGAACTCTAACCCTGGGCCATCGCCATCTGCTAATACAATTACTGTATCAAAATCATCTAGGATTCTTGTATAGAATGGCTTCCAATTGTTTGCACCTGGAATACCTACGGCTGGATGTTTAGTCTTAACACTTAGGGTAATACAATCTATTTCACCTTCAGTAACACAGATGTAATTTGATGCTGTGAGTACTACTTGTGCATTGAACATGCTGGTCTTAGCACCTGGCATGCCCATATACTTTGGGTCTGCCCCATTCATTGACCTGAATCTGATATCTACCACGCCTGAGGGCGTGATGTATGGGATGACTAACCTATCTGAGTACTGCTCATGACCTGGAAGAGCGTCCTTTACTACCCCCAAGTGGAAGTTCCGAGCCTCGTCTACCGAGAGATTGCGTGTTGCTAGGTACTCTTCTGCTAAGTGTATTTGGTTTGCGTACTGGTTCGCTGCCTGTAAGAGAAATTGCCTGTGCGAATTTGATAGCCTCACGATATGTGCCTCCTTCTTTTTCTATAATTAAATCGTATACATCTCCACTTACACCACAGCCATGGCATTTGAATCTACCTTCATCAAAGTTTATACCTGCTGATGCATGACCATCATCGTGGAATGGACATTTAATTTTGCGCCAACCGTTGCCCTCTGGTGGCACGGTTGCGCCGATGTATCTTAAGTAATCTGCAATATTATGTTTCTCGTCCACGCATAGCCTGCTTAACTAAATCCAGCCATACTTTGGCTGGCATTGTGCAATACCATTCATCAACATTCTTAGTTCCTTTTTTCTTATGGAGGACAACACCTGTCCAACCTTGGTCGTTAATCATTTCTATTTCTAGTTCTTTAACCCAAGTGCTAAGGTCTAACTTAATATGGTTCTTAACTTCTATAGTTACTCCATTGACTCCTGCTATGTCGCCTTTGTCTAGGTGACTGCCCGCAATTCTGCGTTCCGCATATGGAAAACCATTTTCTTTTAACCAATTAACTGCTGGGATTTCTCCGCCTTGTGTACCCTTGCGCTTGGCTGCACTACTCATTAGTCTATTATTCCTTCTTGTTGGTATCTAACCGCTACATCTTCTAAGTACATAGACTCTGGATTAAACGAGAGAGTAACATAGTTACTACCTGTTTGGTCTGCTCGCCCATATCTATTCTTAACTGGGGCTACACATAGGTATGTGTCTTCGCCCTGTTTCATCTGTCCGATAGTTAGAACCATTGCTGGAATTTGATTGACCATACCTTGCACTGCACTGCGTGGCTGACATGGATAACCATCAAAGCCTTCTTTGGTATGGTGTAGTACTAATACTGCTGCGTTGGTATCTCTGGCTAGGTACTTAAGTTCTTTCATAACTGCACGCATTGCGCCGAACTCATCATATCCATCCATTGCCACATCCATAAGATTGTCTACAACAATAAGCGTTGGACTCTTACCCCATACAGTTTCAAAGGCTGAGACTT